TAGAAAGGTTGTTTTCAAAGTTTGTTGTTATTTTATTTATCTTATATAGCCTATCAAATATTATAACCTTGTCAGCAAGAGATAAATTGTGCAACATCTTAATAGGTAAGTATGCTTTTACAGTTGTTAATCTTCTTTGCTTATCAAATATTTCTGTTACGTACTTTTTGTAGTATTGGTCAAATAATGTTTTCTGATATGGTATGTTTGTAAACTCGTTTTTCTCTGCGTTAAAGTTTATATTCTCTGATTCATCTGTACCTGTAATAGATGTTTGTGTTGTTGCTACAGAATTAGATGGTATATATATAGATGATTGAGATGTTAATGTACCATTGCTGTCTATAACACCTATCTGTTGTGTTTTAAGAATAGGATAAAAAAGTAATGGCTTACCTAAATTAGGTTGTTGTTTTATATCAGCACTCCAACCCCATTGTGTATCCGTGTTATTACCATCTGCTACGTTTACTAATCTTTCATATTTAAAATGTTCAAAAGGTAATTTAACTGTATAAGTTTCTCCCTCAAACTTTGCACTTGCTTGGAATCTATTCTCACCCCATCCTACATTAAATAACTCTTTGTGGTTTTTAGCAAAAAAGTTATCTAAACCTTCATAGGTAAAGTCTATTTGTTTAAATGGTAATACACTATCTACCATTAAACTTTCTTTATCTAAATTTTGTGTTATATCCCACTTTTTATCACTTCTATTGTAAAACTCATCTAATGTTTTAACAACTAATATACCTTGTTCATTTTGGAAAGCTGTAAGGTTAAACATCTTAAACAATCCTGTAAGGAAGTCTATTACTTTTATTTCAGGTAATTGATTAGATATATTTAATGTTACATCCGATAATATAGATGCTGTGCCTGTGAAGTGTATATCAGCAGTACCACTAACTCTTCTTTTTCTTTGTACATAAAATCTAATATCATAAGTAGATGGTGTATCTGTTTCTATACCAAAACTATAATCTCCTGTGTTTAAAGGTAGTTCTCTTATTTCTGCATACTCTCCTGTTAATCCATCATATCTTTGAAATACATTTCCGTTTTCAAATATTACAAAGTTGTATTCTACCGTATCGTTGCTCGGAACAACAGTAACATCTAATAGCCTTTCTTTTTTTGCTCTACCTGTTGATTGGTCAGGGGGAGGTGTGGTAAAGTAATTGTTTCTTAAATCTACTACATCACCATTAGTATAAGTTACTTCAAAATCACCAACAGTTGCAATGTTGCCTTCATCTTCAAATAAGCCTCCTGTTTTATTGTGTAACCATAAATATAAATTATAAAATTGTGGATTTGTAGTGTTAAAGAAATCTTCACTAAACTCTATTCCATACTGAAACTCAATAGCTTTAATTATAGGATATATTCTTAAAGCAGGTTTTAACTGTGATAGTTCTAATCCGTGAGCAGTTCCTGCTTCATAAGCTATATTGTTTTGTGTTGCTGTATTGTCTGATGAATCACTTGTATCGTATATAAATCTTTTAGTGTGAGATATTAAAGGAAATATAATAGCATCTGTATAAGTTTCTAATTTAGATGTTATGTCTAATCCATCACTTAAATATGTTTTAATATTTGCATCAGAATAAGTAAAAGTAAAATCTGATGTAATCATTTTTAAGGCACTCAAATAATCATCTCCTACAAGGTCAGGTAAATTAACTGTGCTGCCAAAGAATGTTAACTTATAAGTATGTGGTTTATTTAAACGTAGTGTACTACCTTCTAATTTTATTTTACCTTTTTTAAATGGTTTATGATTTAAGTGTAAAATAGCATCAAACTTTCTTCTTGCATCAAAATCTAATATGTTATAATTGTAGAAGTGTTTAAATATTTTGTTATTGTTTTTACTTGCAGGTACATCAAAGGTTTTTGTATAGTCAGTAAATACCTTTTCTATATCTCTTACATCTTGTATTGATTGTGTGAGTTGTACACTTTCGTCATCAAACAATTCTATTTGCTGATATAGTGTAGATATATCTCTATTCTTTATGTATAACTGTAGTTTTAACATTAACGTACACTATTAATTTTTGTAAATGCAAATTCTAATTCTACTGTGTAATTTATTAGCTTATCGTTTAATACAGTTTTGTATGCTAATGATTTTGATTTAGGTAATACAGGAAGTGTTTTGTTCTCGTATCTTATCCATACGTTTTCTGATAAGAACATTTCTTCTATAGTACTATTCATATCTTCTTTAATAAATCCTGTATTTACCGTTAGTGAAGTTTGTGCATTAACATTATATCTTTCACTTTGTGCTGCATTTGTAGCGTAACTTGTTGTATTGTTTACTATTGTGTTTCTTCTGAACCTTTCGTCTGTTACATTTAGGTTTTCCATTGATTTTTTAAACATATACAAATCTTGGAAAGCACCGTACTTATTTACAAAAGTTATCTTGTAAGGTGTAAACTTTGGTTCACAAATATTTGTAACAGATATGGTTTTTAGTAATGTAGAATCGTCTGTATCATAAACCTGTATAGTAGAACTGTCAGCAGGTATGGTTACATATTGTATTTTTTGGTTTGTATTACCATCGTCAGTTATTTCTGTATCACTGCCATCTATTGTTACTTTACCAACACCTTCTCCAAATATTGGTAGTTTTCCTGCTGTGCCTTCAGGTAAATAAATATTGTTAGCGGTAATTAATGCGTTTCTTGATAGTTCAGGGTTTACCTCATCTTCAAAATAACCATATCCATCTAAAGCTAAATAAGTATTGTTTTGTGGGTTACTATATGTATAAGGTTGATTATTCTCATCAAATAAATTTGTAATAGCAGTTACCCAAACACACTTTGATAAATAGTCATTGTTAAAGTCTACATTAATGTAATCTCTTATAAGTTCTGAAACCTCAAAATTAATTTTATCATCTGCATTGATTCTTTCTTTTTGTATTGTATATTTTAAATCAGAACTTGTATAAGAACCTGATGTACCTGTATAAATATATAAACTTAACTGTGCTGTACTTATTGCCATAATTATAAATTTGTAAAACTTCCTGAACCTCCTACATCACAATTTGCCATTGCAACATTAGTAACTATTCCATTGTTATCAATTAACCATACTACATAAGAACCAACCCCAATACCTGCTCCTGCATTTATAGATGATGTTCTTACTGCGTAATATAAATTTTGTCCTGCAAAAGCAGTCCCTTGTTTACATACTGTTTTACCTTTTGCTGTTGTTGTGTTAGATGCAGTTGAAACTATTGCGGTAGTAGTAGCAAATGTATTATCACAAAAATCCGTTGGTGATACCCTACCTGTAGAAATAAAATAAGGGTTGCTTCCACAAGCACCTAAAGATGCAGGTTGTGTTATTGTTTTAGTACAAGTAATTGTTTGTGTACCATCTCCTGTATTAGAATACCCACTTGGTATTAACACAGTAAAATCTACTGTTCTGTCTGTTTCTGTATTTACCTCTGCAAAACTTATAGGTGTAAAACTCTGTATTGTGCCTAACTGTGATTTGCCAATATGTATATCACCTCTTGTGCTTATACCTTGCTCTGTTAAGTTTGCTATATCACAATCAAAAGTAGGTAAAGTATTAGTAGCTTGTTGTGAGAATGTTTTTTCACATATTACTGTTGCTCCTGCGTTTGTATATCCTGCAGGTGCAGTTAAATCAAAATACAACGTTACATCTTGTGCAGTACTTCCTGTGTTTGCTGCAACGCTTGTAATGTGTGAGCCTCCTGATGTTAAACTTTTTGCAGTTATTTCTGCTATAGTTACAGGGTCTGTAATAGTTCCATCTTGTGCTATACTCCCTCCGCTATTATCAAGGTTGGCATCTGTACAATCAAAAGCATCTGATAAACCATTTACTGTAACTGATATAGATTGAACTGCTGTACAAGTACCTGATGCACTTTCATACGCTTCTATGTATATTGTTTCAGTACCTCCTATTTGATTAGAAGTTAGTGTTAATGTATTTGATGATATACCTGCAGTTACTAAATTATTGTGGAAGTTTATTATATTATATCCTGCTATCGTGCCACCTGTAAAGTAAGATGATAAATCTACAGTTACACTACTACCTCCTACTGTAATAGTTTGTGCAGGGACACTACCACTTGTTGTAACATTTTGCGTACAAGTTGTGCCTGCTACAAATGCAGGTTGAGTTGCTGATACATCACAAGTGATAAATCCATCTGTATCTGTGTTACTAAAACCTATTGGTATTTGGATTGTAAGTGTTACTGTTCTACTTGTTGGTGAAGATACTGTTGCAAACTTTTCGGTATCAACTCCTATTATTGTACCATAGTCTAAAGTAGGTAGTGTAAGAATACCTTGTTGATTTATGCTAAAGTTTCTTGGGTTAGCAACGTGACAATCAAATACAGGAGTAGGTATTGTAGGCTCACTATAGGCTAAAAAATATGGACTTCTTACGTTTATCTTTGTACTCATCTTAATCTATCTTGTTTTAATGTAAATGCCAAGAAATCTTCTACGTCTAAACCAAACTTTTCTACAAGTTCATCAGGTAGTTTCTTAAATGCTTGTTCAAATGGTTTAGTAAAAAATAAACTTGGTTTAATTCCTTTTTTGTATATACTTCTTGCTATTAAATATCCTATCGTATTATAGTTGCCTTTTTTAAACTTTCCTTCTGCATCTCTTAATCTTATATTTCTACTCTTTGCCCATTGTGCTAATGGTTTTATAGGAGGCATCTTTGATTTATATGAGAACGGTGTATTGTATTTCTTTTCAACACCACTTACTCCTTTATCTTGATATACTCCATATTCTTCCATTTCAAACTCCAAGAGAATAGAATTAGGCATTTCCTTTACATTACCCTTCAAACTATTATAAAGTTCTTTAGAAACGTTCTTACGCCCTTTAGAAAGCCTTGTACGTGCTTGTTGTATAACAAACGATTTAAACGCTTCTAATGCTTCTTGTGTTTTTGTTAGTCGCATATTGTCATATCGTTTTGTACTACTACATCAAATGTTGCTGCCCATCCTGCTAACTTGTTTTCAAATCTATCTACAAATGGTTCACAGCTTACATCCCCTTCTACTTGGTATAGGTCTGTATATAAATCACCTCTTTGTAATGTGTTTATTACTCTTGTCTGTAAAGCTAATTGAGTGTTTAACACATCTTGTTCGTTATCGTTTCCTACAAATATATCTGTAATCTCATCTTTGCTTATATCTACAATATCCATAGAAAGAATACTAATATTGAATGTAAGTGTTTTAGTTCCTACTGTGGTGTTGTTTACTATGATATGAGATAAAGGAAAGATAGTTTGTTTATTCAAATCAACATCATCAAGAGAACCGAATGTAACTGTATTTACAAATGGCTCTGCTATAAGTGTATCTTTTAGTTTATCTGTTACGTTGTAAAACCCTTTCATCGTTTCTTAATCAGTTTCTTTTCTAATTCTATTTTATCTTTTTCAAATGCCAAATACATTAAGCACTCGTGTACGTTGAGTTTGGTAACCTCATCAAACTTGGTAACATCTCCTTTAGAGATTCCATAGACTGATTGATACCAACCCCACTTGCTTCCAAACGTTCCTTCTGTTGAGTAGTCAGCTTGTTCGCTTCCTTCTGTAAATAGTTCAGGATAGTTTGTATTAACTCGTTGTTTAAATTCCAAAAAAAAACCATAGCAGCAAAGACAACATCTAAAGGCATATACTTTAATCTGTCGTTCATTCCGTTATAGGTTTCTATATTATACTTATGTCCTTTCTTAAATGTAATTGGTCTGTATAAAACACTCATAGCTTTGTGCATACTTTGCCAATCTCCCAAGTTCTCATCAAGGTCTATATACTCTCCTAAAGTCATATCATCTAATACAGGTATAAAACCGTACTCTACACCTGCTAATTGAAAAGTAGGAATCAATGTATGCTTTGTATCAAATACTTTGTTTAGGTGTACTGCTATCTCTTGTACTGACTTGTATTTAATCTCTGCTACATCCTTTAAGTCAAGATTACAAAATATCTCTACCATCTTTTGAAGTAAGAACGTAGAACCTTGATTGTCCTCTGTATTCAGCTTCTCAAATCTTTGATACTGTTCTAATGTAATCTCGTTAAGTGAATCAGGTACGTTTATTTCAACTTTCATATAATTACAATAAATAAGTTACTAATATGTATAAAAAGGAAAAGGTAGCTAAATGCTACCCAATCCCAAACAAAATCAAATGAAAAAAGTTACTGTTTTAAGATAAACCTTTTGTAAGCGTATCTATATGCTGTTTCTATTGCTTGTTCTAATTCTTTACTGTTTTGTACGTATGTTTCACTTCCTTCTACATTACCTTTGCCTTTGTAGTCTATATACAAGGTTACATCAGAACCTTTTTGACCTCCACGCTTTGTAGGTTTCTGTACTACATATATTTCTTCATACCAACAGCTTTCTTTAATTTTAAAATAATCCAACTATCTTATCACTTATATCATTTGCCCATAACATAAAGTATAAGAACATATACATTGATGCGTAGGATAGTGCTACAAATGCTGCAGCTTGACCTATTACTTTCAACACATTCTTACGATTCTGTTTTTTTGTTAGTTCTTTGATTAAAATATACTCTGTTTTATTTTCCATAATTAAAATAAATTGGTTTTACCAAATGTAGGGTACATTTCTGCATCCCTTAGCCTATCTTGTTTTGTGGCTAGCCTTATTTCTCTGTGTAATTCCTGTTGGCGTTTTGCCTTTATTAAGTTGTGTAAAAACTGTTCTTTTGATTTGCTCATTGTTATTGTATTTTAATTAAACCTAATCCTAATTCATTAGCTACGTAATTAATATGTTTTTGTGTGGTTGGCGACCAGTAGCCTAATTGAATAAGTTGTGTACCTTCTATTGTTGCGACGTGTGTATTATATGAAAATACTTTATTGCCGTCTAATCTTAAGTTTTGTTTGTACTTGTTCATTTGTATAATTGTTTTTGTTTTACATTGTAAATATATAAACAATTTATTAACTACCAAAATATTTTACAATTTTTTTAATAAATGTAATATTCCCCCTTATTAGGGTTTTCTAATTGGTCTGTTAGTACATACCTTGCTGCATCTACACAATCAGGGTGCGAACCTGTAGGCTTTTGTAGTGTGTTACCTTCTTTATCTTTTGCCCAAACGTAACCTTGTAGTTCACGCTTTAAGTTTTTACTTCTTGCTGTAACATATATTTCATTTTGGTTTATTAGGTTAATACCATATACTACGCTATCCCTGCCTTTGCTTACAGGGTAAACAGTATGACCGTAACCATTAAGTTCAGCAATACTTTTAGGCTCTGCTGAGTCTGCTATAATATTTTCTTTTATATCTAATTGTGATAGGTATCTACTAATATCCCTATTAAGCATACCCTTTTTATATAGCACCTCATCAAATATGTAGGCTTCATTCCATTTGTACAGGCCTATTAAGGTTGTGGGATCTACACTATAGCCGAAGTCCATTCCGTATGCCAATAATCTTGCAGTTTCTGGTATTGTATCTATTTCTTTCCAGTCTGGTATGCAAACACCTTCAAGGCTACCTTGCTCACCGAGCCCATACACTTTCCACCAGTTAGACCAATAGGTTGAAGTCTTAGCTTTTTCTTTAGCCTTTTCTATTTCTTTTACTATTGTTTTAGGTAATGCGTTATTGTCTTTGTAAGTAAGTGTGATGTAATCGGTGTCCTGCTTTCCTATCAGTTCTTTGTCTACCCAAAACAAGTTAGATGGATTGTAGTCCAACCATATCACTCCACTTGTTCTTACTGCTAATTGTGTGTAAGCATCAAAAGGAACATTGTTGCACTCGTTAATATATAAGTCTGTTCTTCTTGCTCCTCTTAATTTATCAGGTTGGTCTGTAGAAAAGAACTCTATATAACTACCATTTGTAAAATTGTATTTTAAGGTACTTTTATTAAACTGACTATCATTATACCTCTGTAAACCCTTTAAGATAGATAAGAAGTCCTTTAAAGCACCTCTACGAAGGTGTGGCACAGATTCACTAACTACACTTATTTCTTTGTCTCTGTT